AAAAGGATCTTTCCCGGTAACACCCTGGTCGATGTATTTGGCATAGTCTACATCTTTCATAAATGGAAACTTGACTGAGATGCTGTTTTCCATTGTCTCAACCTCGTACTTAATCGAATTGTAAAGATTCCCTTTTGATGGCTTGTTGCTTTGAAACATGCTTTTTCTTAGGAGTCTTTTTTGAGACTGCTCGACAACATCCTTTCCAAACTGATTTAGTGCCTGGTCTGTAAACTTCATAAAGTCGCTGAGCTTTCTCATTAGCACTTAGTCATGTTATTACTTAGATTAACTGTGAAATCACAACTCAGGCCGCTAAGATTGTTTTCAAACCGTTCCTTGAATGGAGTGCAGGAAAACGATCCGGCGAGTTCATAGGTTCCGGAATAACTGTTGGACCTTGACATTACAGCCTGAAGCCTTGCAGCTAGATTAAGCATGTTGTTTATTACATCCATTTCGTTGTCGTTGCCTCTTAAACTATCGACGACGCTATCCTTTGAGAAATCAACAATGTCCATAAATAGGATGCTTATCCCCAAAGAGATCTGATTTGTTTGAATGTCAATACTCTCAATCATTATGTGAGCCAGTGGGAAAATGGTGATCTTGTTCAAATCAACCTCATAAATGTCTCCCTGGGTCACTGTATTACAAAAAGGCTCTGCAATGAGTGAGGCTTTTATGTCATCAATTACTTTAAAATATGTGTTCATACTGTTTTAATGAATATAGGTGTGAGACTTTCATCCTCTTTAATTTTTATTTCGATAAACCTTTCGAGCCATTCGAGAGCCTGGTCAAAATCAAACCTTGGCTCGGCTTCAATAACACAATCCAAGGCAATAAAAAAATCATATATCGCAACCTTTGGCTCTGAAGCTGTCACGCCAATCAAAGCCCTCTCAAATCCTTCTGATAAAACAATCGACTCGTCTTCTTTTAAAAAAGATCTATCGTATAGCGAATCAATTATCTGTTCTTTTTGCATTGTTCATTTGTCTTTCTAAATCATTTTTTTCTTTTTCAAACACTAACCAGGTGAGGCAGGTCTGAAGGTTTAGTTTTTCAACAGCGTCAAACTTTGTCACATCGCCTGCAGCGAGGCTATACAGTGACGAATAGAATCCCCATTTTTCGGCGAATGCTTGACTATTTGATAGTAATCCTGTTTGAGTTTCTCCTGCGAATAACTGAGGATAAGACTCGTGAGTTCGTCTTTTAAATTCAACAAAAAAAAAACAGCACCCAAAGCCACATCCAAAGGCATTAAAGCCATGAAGGTTTCCTTTTCAGCATTATAGTCCTGCAATAGATATGATCCTTTAAACTCCTCCTTAATGGGTCTGTATAGCACCCCTAGGGCCTTGTCCATCGTATCCCAATCGTTAGCATATGAGTCAACATCTAAAAACTCCCCGAAGGTCATATCGGAAAGCTTAGGATGAAACCCGAACTTGATTCCAGCCATCTCAAATGTATTGGTGAGCTTTGGCGTTTGATCAAATAGCTCGGTCAACATCCCGGTCACTTTCTTAATTGAGCTGTACTTGAAATTATCAACGTGCTTTAGTGGAACACCACAAAAGATTTCAATCATTTTCTTATGAAGGAAGTCTTGGTCAATGTCATCCGTTAGGATTTTACTAAAGCGCTGGTATTGTCCAAGCGTTATCTCAGATAATTTGTTCGGCACTGTTAATTTAAATTCTTGCATTTTGTTTGGTATATATTAAAAACGAATCAGGAAATCGATTTGGGTCTAGAAATGTTATAAAATGTGATATTGTCCAGCATTTGGATTCTTTAATTGATAGCTGACGGCGTATCGAATTGCATCGATTGCGTGATTATATTTATCTAATGGCGTCGAGCTCTTCTTTTCCAGCCATGCATAGTTGTTTAATTCTCGAACTAAAGGAACGCTCTCCGGCCCGTCGTCAATTATTAGATCGTAATCCTGGAGCAGTGAAATCCCATAGGTAATTGAGCCCGGACCTTTTATTGCTGGGACAATGTTGCAGGTTGATTTGAGTTCATGGATCAGTCTTGGCTCTGCGCTATCTGCCACCAATAGGGATTGGCCCACATGCTTGGAATAAAGCTCTCGGAGCTGTGACGTTGTTAATCCAGGCAAATAGAAACACATCTTTAGGTATATGATCCTATTGTTTTTATCAATGCTAGTTTTGACACATGAATTTTCATCCTTTGAGAATCCAAAATCTGCTCCAAAAACAGCCGGCGAAACCTCTTTAAACTTTCCGAGCTTCCAATTGCTGAAGATTATACCCTCGGCCTTTTCAATCCAATTCCCTTGAATAACGGCGGCGTATCTCTCAGGCCTTCTAAGACGCATTTGTTTTATCTGTTCGATATAACTATCCGAAAGATTCTCAACGTTGTCTAGATACGTTGTGTGGATGTATGAGGTGTCTCCTTTGCTTATGTTTGCTCCAGCCTCAACGCCTCGGTCCTCATAAAAGCGTTTGTATATAAAATGTTCTTTTGTGCTTGGGTTTAATAGCAGTATAATCCTGTTTTGCCTTTGCTTGCTTCTGACTGATAGATCAATTTTATCAAACGAATCCTGGTCGATCTCTTCGGCTTCCTCCATGCACCAGGTAGTCACGCCCTGCAATGATTTTAAATTTGCTGTCTGGTCCCCGGAGCTGGTCTTGATACCTCGAAATATTATCTTGCTGCCGTTCTCAATGTTGACGATCTCGTCCCTGGTAATCCTGAACTTATGATGTAGGTTTAGCATTTCAATCTTTTCCTTAAACTCGGGAATGATTGAAACCGATGCAGATCTTAAAGTATATCTTGTGAATAAAATTGTATGTCCAGGCTCTTCATGAATAAGGCCCAGAAGAAACACCCCGGCAAAGAATGACTTTCCTGATCCTCGGCCGCCTGTTAAAATAGTGTATCTAGTATCATTCCAAAACCCTTGATACTTCTCACTAAAATCAATCTTAATCTTCTGATTCATTTTTCTTAAAGTTAAACAGCGTTCTGAAATCGACAGAGGGAGCGTCTGAGTTCACGTCGACTGTTTCTTTTGGTTGGCCATACGCTGAGTCAAGTATCGCTTTAGTAGCTGCGACGTCCCCTTGTCTGGCCTTTTTAAGTAGAGCGAAATACATGAGATGCTCTTGACTCATCTGTTGCTGTTCCCTGGTGACTGGATTTGTACCTTCAGAAATTAGATTTAGTATTTCTTTGGCGACAGTACTTCGATTTCTTGTTCCCTTTGGTCTTCCCTTTGGATTACCAGATTCACCCTTTTGAAATTGATGTTTTTTTATTGGTTGATCTTTACTCATATGGCTGTATTATGGCTGTTCTTTTATCTTAAAGTTTATTTATTTTTAATTGTTTTCCTATCGCTTCAACTACATTTACAGTAACTGCATTTCCCATAAGTTTATATCTTTGAGATTCAGGGGTAATTTTAATTTCTCCATCATAATTTCCGGATCTTGTCCAGTTGTCAGGAAAACCTTGGAGTCTTTCGCATTCTATTGGAGTCAATCTTCTGATTCTATCCGTAACAACCAAATTATCTTTCTGAACGCTTGTTAATGTGTTTGTGACATTATTTTTATTAATTTCTAATCTTTGTACTGTTTTACTTCCTGTTGTTCTGTCTGAACTATTTAAAGGATTTCTTCCTCTCATGGCGCCGATTACTTCTTGTGCATCGAATTCACGTTCAGCAATATAACTTCCGCCAGAGCCTGATCCGTATCTTGTTGTAAGTGTACAGATATTTGCTTGTTGTCTTTGTAGCTCATTAATCGATCTATTACTTTCTGGGATAGGAAATATTTTTCCTCCACGTTTTTCTCCAGTATATCCGACAAGGTATATTCGCTCTCTATTTTGGGGTAAAAACCGTTTTGTATTAAGCAATTGCCATTCAAGTCTATAGCCCCCAATGTTGGTAAACGCTTGCAAGATTGCCGCAAAGTCCTCCCGATTGTTTGAGGAGAATGTCCCTTTAACATTTTCCCAGATAAAAAAACGAGGTCTGCATTCTTCGATAAGCCTAATTGCTTCAAGGATAAGGCTGCTTCTGTCTCCTTCCATTCCTTTACGCTTTCCAGCAAGTGAGAAGTCTTGACAAGGGCTTCCAAAGGTGATAATGTCAATTTTGGGAAGATCTCTTCCTCGAACATTTGAAACTGATCCGATATATTCTGCATCTTTAAAATTTTGTTTATAGTTAGCGATTGCGTGTTTATCTATTTCTGAGAAATATGTTTTTTTTATTGAAAATCCTGCTTGTTTTAATCCAAGAGTAAAACCACCAGCTCCACTAAATAAGTCTAAATGCTTCATTGTTTTGTTATCTTAATGTTTCACAAATCCTGTTCAATGGATAGGGGTTTTCTTTTAAATGAAATCCGATCATTTCTTGGATGTATATCCTGTGAGTTTCCTTTTTAGTTTTGTATAAAACCCCTAGGTAATAGATGACCATTTCTTCGGGGGTTGGTTTAGCTCTTTTAATTATCATATATAGTCAAGCATAAATCGATTAGTGGTAAGTAAATCACATAGTCAGTGCAATCCTTTTGTTCGTAATGTCTAAATCCAAACAAGATCCCAGGATAAAATCCAAGTGTCAACTCCCAATCATTTTCCACAATACTCACATTTTAATTGTTCAACTCCGGCTCTCTCTGTGTCAAAATCTAATTTATCAAACACGTTGTCGTTTGGAAGATCTAGGCTCCAGTTTATTAAATCCTGTTCATTCCAGTCATTTGCTAAAAGATCATGATCCCACTCTCCAAGAGAATTGTTGTCTTTGATCATGAACTCCCTTTGTTTTTGCTCTGACCAGCCGAAAACTTTTTCGATCCAAACTTCTTTGTACCCTAAATAAATAGCGGCCTTTAGTCTCATATTACCTCCGATCACCTGCATTTTTTCATTTACTACTAATGAGCGAACTTTTAGCATTTCCGGAAAGCCTTTAATGCTTTCAACTAAGGCCCTAAACTTATAGTCTTTTATTACCCTAGGATTTCCTGGGTATGTTTTAAGCTTATATACTTTTTCAAGTATTTTATCCTGCATAATCTTCAAGCTTTTGTTTTAGGTTTTGAACAATCCCAGCCAAACACGGTGCGCAATTGCTAGGCTTTTGATTGCTTGAGTTTACTCGGTTATAAATTGCGAAAATCATGTCTCGCTGTTCAAATGAATCAAGCTTGGTGTTGTTATATGTTTTAAAGAAATCAACTAGGAAATTGTATTCGTCTTTTTTTAGCATACCCTTTGCCGGAAACCATTCGTTGAGAGTCTCCTGCCTCTGGTCACAGTTGCACGGCTTTTTTGTTAAATGCGAAACCTTGTCGACTAATGTTTTGATCCCGGTCGCTTTGGTGAACTCTGCAACTTTATCACCGAGACCCTTTATTTTTTTGCTCATAGTATTTATCTTTAAATTTTCTGTTAATCTTCACTTTACACCTCTTTACTGTTCTGTATATGGTCGACAGAGAAAGTTTTGTTTTTTCCGACATCAGACCCTTATGTGATTTGAAATCATATCTGTACAGGTTGAAAAGGTTTTTATCAAACCAGTAAAAAGTATCGACATATTTATCCATGTCTTGTTGAATGATCTTTTCGAAATCATTGTCTTTAGATTCATTCACTATATATTCAAGCTGGCTATTAGACAACTTTTCGAGTTTTACAACCTTATTTTCTCGCCTTATCATATCGACAAACATATTTTTTACAACCTTATATATACTTAACGAATGACCATCCCAATATCGGTCTAGGAATTTTTTGACTTCGGTTGGATCTTCTTCGATTTTATCAATCTCATTTTGAATTTTGATGTACAGATCGTGAGTTATATCCTCGTGATACATTCCTTTGTGAGTGTACCTAGATTCAATATTTAAAACGGTTTCCTTTATTTGATCGTAATTGCTCCAAAGGATTTTGAGGGCTTCTTTCTTAGTCATGATTTTTTATTTAAAGCTTTGTACTTTTCAATTATTTCAATGAGGAAAAAGCGGTCCCATTTATAGCCGGTCTGTTTTGCTCGTGAAACTTTGTCTTGTAGGTCGATGACCCGTTCCTCTCCAATGCGGTTGATAAGTTCAATGTGATAGGGGATAAGGTTCCCAGCAAGAAAATAGTTGCACTTTCTACAACTTAGATGTACATTGTCTTCGTTAAATCTTACTATTGGATTTTGTCCAGCAGAATGAAAGTGAGAGGCGTCTGAGGTATTGAAGGACCCACATGAAACACATGGCCGTCCTTTGTCCCTTTCTCTAATGAATTTGTGAAAATGTCTAACTGCTGTCGCCTTGAGTTGGCTCAGAGTTTTACTTTGATATTTAAGATAGTCCATCCTCTTCGATTTTTAGGTCGATCAAATGGCATTGTGAATTTAAAAAGGATTTTTATATCTTAAACTATATTTTTATTAACAACACCCCTAAGTTTTACGTAAAAAAAAACCCTAACTATTTAAGCTAGGGTTGTTCTTTTGTTGTCTGTCTCTCCAGTCTGTCAATCTTATCGCAATTGAAAAGGTAAAAATATTCACCGACAGGCTCCTTTTTGTGGTCCATAATTGCAACGGCCTACATTATTGATTTGATAAGGATAATGAAATGCTTGTCGGCTTATTTATTTTTTTAAGTATTTTCTTTGTGCTATTGTAGAAAAAGTAGATTTCCTCTTCTCTTACCAGGTCTGATTGAAGTAATTTAATCCTTGCAATATGATAATTTTTCCCTAGGCCATTAATTAAAAACCCATTGGGCAAACTATCAAATTCATACAAGGACAATTGTTCCTGATCAATCCAGTGCTTTAAATATTCTATTTGATTCATGTGATTTATTTAAATGGTTTGCCCTATGTGCCTAAAAACAGCTTTTAAATAGCCTCTGTTAGATCTTTCTCGTTCATGTGAGCCTCTAGCATGTAGCCCTCAGATGGATTGATTAAAGAAATCGCCTTGTATATCTTCCTGCTTATAGCTTTTACTTTCTTTTTTTCTGAGTCCTTAGATTCTAGACCAAGATTGCAGTAAAGTAGAGCGTCAATTTTAAGTAAAGTGTCGAGTTTCCTTGTTTCGCTCCACGTTTTGAAGCCTACGATTTTTGCTGTGTCCTCATGCGTATAGATCATGATGCTTTAGGTTTAACTATCTCTATCTCCATTGGTGTGATCTCATCGCCAATAAGCCTTGAGCATGTAAATGCTCTAATTGCTACTTCCGCTTGCTTTGAGAGTATAAATCCTGTGCGTACTGGCATCGTGCCAGCTTTCACCTGTATGTAGTCATCTAGTATTGATAATGTTAAATCGGTCAAGCTATTTATCTCTTGCTTCTCTTCAATTACTTCAACTTTTAATTTTCGTATGCTCATAATTTCTGTTTTTTTTTAGTTCTACAAATTCTTTTTAATTTCATGATCGCTCTGAAACATTCAATGATCTCGGGATACTCTCTTAGTTGCTTAGCCGTCTGATGTATTCCTTTCCGTTGTGCAAGCACTTGTGAGACGTAATAATCAGCTAAATTTTCAACTCCTTTGACTTGAGATCTTCTAGCAGAAACCGCACTCTTTTCTGGATTTTCTGCTCGCCATTGCCTACCTATAGCATTTACTTTTTCTTTGTTCTCAGCACTCCATTTCTTATGATTAGACGCTGCTTTTTCTTTGTTTTCAGCATAATATCTTCTTCCATAAGCTCTTTTTTCTTCTTTCGTCCACATATCTAAAACGGCAAGTCATCGTCATTTGCAGGAGGCATGATCTTATCTAACGCCGCCACCACTTGTTGTTCATGTGTTGCAGTAGAAACATCCCAGTCGTGCCCAATCTTCTCAATGGAGGCAAGCTTATCCGTATTAAAATATTTAATTTCACCCTGTGGACTCTTCCATTCCCGCCCCTCAGGCCAGAAATCTACTTTCACCTTATCGCCTTTAACGAATCCATCAAAATCAACACACCTATCTTGTCTGGCTTCGATCACTCTGAAATTCTGCCACTTGGCGTTTTTATCTGTTATTACTAATTCACGTTTTTGGAAGCCCTTGGCGCCTACCGTTTTTGTTTCTCCGACAGTTTCGACCGTCCAGTCTGTTATTGTAAATGGTTTCATAATTAAAAATTTAGTTTATATATACTTGTTCGCAATGCTTGCTGCAAAAGTCTCCGTCGCATGGTGTTAAACACTCAAGGCATTGGCCTTCTGAGACCTCTGGAGGCACTAACTCCCTGTCGGGGATATAGTAGTTGACTTTAATTATTTGATCGCTATAAAGGGCCATTCTGCATTTTCTTTTAAATATTCAATTCTTAAATCAAAAACGGTTTCACAGTCTTCAAATTCACATATAAAATTATCCGGATGTTGAAACCCTCCGCAGTTCTCGCAAATCATCCTCTTTGCTCACTGGTCCGCTCTCCAATGTATGTATTGGACTTTATCTCTGCGTGTTTGTCTGCGCTGTGTTTCATTGCTGTTGTCATTCTAGTCTCATCGTATTCTCTAAATGCAGTCAGTAGCTTTGCGAGGTCCCAGCTCCCATACATTTTTCCGTATTTGCCCTTAATAATGTCCTTAAAAATTACAATCAGATCGCTAACGTTTAGAGATTTGTGATCCTCCATGATGAAAGTGGCGGCCAATTGTATCTGGTCTTCGCTCATGTTGTCTTTTACGCTTATTGACCTGTTGACTTCCATCAACCATTTGATTAAAATAGCGTGAATCTTGACCGGTGAAAAGTCCTTTGCCATGCGTCCGATACTTGGGAGCCCTTTAATCTTTAAAGCATCCTGGACCGTTGAGATGTTAGGGTTTCTTAATGAAATTCTGGGCTCCGATATTGCAACCGTGTTTGTTTGCTTTGAAACCTCCTGAGTTTTTAAATATATTTCCATTTGCTCAGAGGCCTTCGGTGTTTGCGAGTATCCTTTCAAGGTTCGAGTAGTCCGGTTTATTATTTTGTTGTCTTCCATTAGAGTTGTGTTTTATGAGTTCATCTTCCCAGGCTTTATTATTTAAAAATGTTTGAGGGTTTTTTCTGTATGCCTTATCTGGTGTTGATTCAATGTAAGCAGGCAGATAGTTGAGTATTTGTTCTTTGACTTTTTGGGGTAGCTTATCAAATTTTGGTTTGATCAAAGTTTTGTTTCCTGTTTTCTTGTCATACAAATCCCAAAAATCTTGAAAGCTTGGATATACTGAAACTTCAGTTTTAGTTATAGTTATAGTTTCAGTTTCAGTTTCAGTTTCCATATGTTGATCATATGTTTTAGATATGTTTAAGACAGGTGTTTCATTATTTGTTTTTTTCTTTCTGTTGCTTCGTCTTGACTCACTATATTTTTTACGTCTGTCAACCTCAGACTCCAATCTCTCATTAAAATAAAGACCGTTTTCATCTTGAGTAAATAAATCAAAGATGTCTTTATCATATGTCAAACATATCTTTAACATATGTTCTTTCGTTAATCTTCCCTTTTGATGGTGAAAGCATAGGAGCCGAATAAATTTTCCGACCTGGGTGTCATTGAGAAAATATGTTCCCGTCAAAAAATCAGAACTATAAAAAAGGAATGCAGGATCTTTCATTGTTTTTAATTTTTAGTCATTACCCGGCATGGACACCGGGCTTTGACATTTTAGCGTGATTTCAGGGTCGCCGCTTTTTGTTTATCTTGGATTAGTGGGTTGTTATATAACAGATTGAAAACATAATTAACTTGTTCTTCGTCTGCTTTAAATAGATCCTTATCCATGATCCGTTTTTTTATATTGTATTTCTGCTTACTTGTAATAAAACCCTTGATATTGTCGAGCTCACAGCTCACATTTGTGAAGTCTTCTTCGAATGATTTATCATATAAAACATGATTCGTAAATCTTCTGCGTGTGCTTATTAAAGTTGAAGAATTTAAATTCATGTAAATTGATAATTGATTAAGCGAAAAGTTGTAGTTTTTTAAAACATACCCTATAAAAAATTGCCTTGCTTTGACGTATTCTTGAAACCTAGGTTTGTCAAATATGTTGATATTATATTTTTGATCTAAAGCTATTTTAATTGGACGTAATGTTTGCGAAATCTCTTTTTGTATGTTAGTCATAGAGTTTTAAAATGGGGCCACACAAAGCCATTTGATCAGACCCCCGGTTTAAATTATTTTTTAGATTTTGTTATCTGGATAGATGCCGCTGAGTGCTTAATTGTGGGAGCAACTAAAAGCTGTGAGTTGTTATCCAAAAAGACTTGGACCTTTTTCCCGTCCGGCATTAAATGGACGTCAGAGTAAGCACCATTATCAACGGAATCCTTTCCGATTGAATACATCTTCTTTTTATCCTTCAGCTCTTGGGTTAGCCTGACAATTTCCTCGCAATTAGAATAGTCATAGCTTCTGCGTCCGTCTATGTTTCTAATCTCAAACCCCTGGAAGTTGAAAGTCTTTCCGTGTTTGTTAGATTCATCCATCGCCAGTTCCTTGATGTTGTTTTTAAAGCTGTCGATTGCCTTCTGCATTTGATGGATAATAACAAAAGAAGTAAGCGGACACAATTCGCCCTCAATGACATTCTCTTGAGCTACCTCAATAGCCATCTCGTTTTTTGAAAGCCATGACCTTAAATTCATAGCTTTATCAACTGCGTTTTCTTTTTCTTGTTCCATGTACATTTCATTTTCTAATTGTTGGAAAATCACTTCTTGCTGTTCGGCGTGCGTTGCTTCATAAGGATAAAGCTCTCTAACCCGTCCCATTATGATACTCTTTTAATGGTCCAAAGCTTGGCCAGTTGTTCGACTTGTTCATTGCTAAGTTTATAGTGATCTTGAGCAAATCCGATAAACGTTGTCCACTCTGGATATTTATCTTTCCAGTCGTCGAGTCTTTCAAGGATAGAATTAAAACCTGCGTCAATAGATTTTGTTTGCGCTTGGGCTTTGTGGATTTCATCGCCTGAAGAGGTCCCGTGTTGTATTCCAACGCCTGCCGCTGTGAATGCTTTACCTAGTGCAGAAGTGTAAGCGTTTTCAAGTGCCGAAGATTTGTTGATGAATCCGTCTCCGATAACCTCTTGAGCAATGCCATCATAAGAATTGTAATAATCTTTTGACTGATCAAATTTTATTTTGAGTTTAACGTGAACAGTCCAGGTTTTAATCTCTGCGTAATACTGTACCTTTTTAATCTTCACATCGTAGTCAAAATTTGATGCACAGTGTGAGATTCTTTTATCAACCATTACATAGGGTTTGCCTGAGATGGTGACAGTGTCTAAGTTTGATAATCTTTTCATTGTGTTTTGTTTTTTTTTAAAGGATGCCGTTCAATCGATCCAATTCAGATTGTGGGATGTAGTTGCGTCCTCCCAAAGACGTTGTGTTAATTTCTTCATTCCTAATTAGCTTGTGTATTGTGGAAGTGCTCAAGCCTAGTATTTTTGTGGCTTGGCTAATTTTATATAGTTTCCTATTGCTATTGATGACCCTATTTTGTTTTTCAATAGAATTTATTAACATATCGAATTTCCTTTCGAGTTCAGATAATGGAGTCATTCCGTAATGTTCTTCTAACTCCCTAATTTTGACGGTATTATTGCTCATATGATAGTATTAATTCGTATATTTATTTAATTAAATCTCTGAATAATATTCAAATATAGGCATTTAAATTCAGTTTACAACATAAATATGCATATAAACACAATTATTTGATGTAAACCTGTGGTTAGTACAGCTTTAGATATTTTAAAATAATGCCTATAGCTGAAGTAAAATCAATAAAATACACAAATGGGTACTCCAAACGAAAGATTTTTAGAGCTTTTTAAAGATTTAAACTTATCGATTCCAGAATTTGCAAAAGAATGCGGAATGGATTCAAAGGTTAGAACCATATATAAAATAATTAAAGACAGCCACAAACCTTCAGTTGCAATAATAAGGGAGGTTAATCTGGTTTTTCCTGAGTTTAATATTGAACACATACTTTACGGAAACAACAAAAAAGATCATAAAGCAGCACAAATTCAGCAAAAAAATGTCTTGCTAAATACAAGTTTTACAGAACAAAACATTAGCTTTGATAAGAAAGAACAAGATATGATAAGCGGATTTATTAAGCTAGAGAATGAACTAGTAAGAACATCAAACGCATTGCAGACCACTTTATTGAATTGTACAAATCAAATTCAAGAAATGGTTATTCAAAATGCAAAAACAAAGAATGACTTTGAAACTCACATTTTAGAATTAAATAAACAACTGGGAGCTCTATCGGATTCAAATTTAAGGCTGTCTAATCAGATCATAAAAGTAGAGGCAAAGGTTCAAGAAATGCACCACGACAATACAAAGACCGCAATTAAGGCTCAAGAATATATCACAGAATCACAGCAGTCACACAAAATGAACCTTGATTTTCAACAGCAACTAATCCCGGATCTCGGAGAGTATAGAAAGACTAAGAAAAAATCTTAAATGCTGACGCTGTAATTGATTCCTTATTAATTTTCTTGTACTTATTTAATGTCTTCGGATCTCTGATCCCTGTGATCGACATTATTATATGATCAGGCATTGATTTTTCTGCCGCTATAGTTATAAACGTTCTCCTTGCTGTGTGAGATCCTACCATTTGCCAACGCTGTTTTATTACAACTTCTTTTTTTGCTCCGTAATAGACTGTGTTTTTTATTTCTTCAGTAAAGCCGGCCATCTTACAAATCTTTTGAATTTTTGGATTAAAGTTCTGGCTTTGAATACTGTTTAAATTCCAATCATGTTTGTCTAGTAATGTTTTAAGTTTTGGATGTAATGGAATAAAAGAATGGGTTTCCGTTTTTTCTGCTCTTTTAATTATCATGTCGCCCTGTACATCTGATTTTTCAAAGACTGAATAGTCTGAATAACGTTGGCCCGAATAACAACCAATCAAAAACAAATCCCTGTGTTTTTCTAGCCTTTTGTCAAGTTCAAGTCCCGCTAAGGTGTCAAGGTCCAACTCCGTCAAGGCGATGTCATCAGTTTCAAAAGGTGAAATTTTAATATCTTTAAAAGCCAAGGGAACGTTTACACCTTTTTTAATACACCAATTTAAAAAAATTTTGAAAAATCCGAAATTTCTGTAAAGTGTATTATCATTTAAATTGTATTTGCTTCTTAAAAAGACAATAAATTCGGTTAAAGTGTTATTATCTAAATTCGTTAATAATATTTGTTTACCCTTTTCGAATTTTTCGAATTTATCAAATATTCTTTTATAACGTTCTATCGATTTAAATTTTACCTCCCCAACATTTTTAAGCTCTTCAACGTAAAGTTTGTGGTAATAGTCAACCGACAGATCAACCAGGACCTTTTCCTCTACATGAAAATATTCGTTGAGTTGTTTTTTAAGGATTGAAGCAGTCAAAGATTTGCCGTAAAGATCCTTTATTTGTTGGACCTGGTATTCGTATTCTCTTAAAGCCAGAGTTAAATCTCTATTTCTGTCACCTTCTTTTCCTCGCATTACTCGAGGGAAGCATTTTTTTTTGTCCCAATTCTTTGGATTTATATTTCGCCCTGTATTGTATTTAAATCTAGAGGTTTCGCCTGGGATATAAACCTCAAGTCTAATTTGTGCGTTCTCTCTTTTAGGGTGGTCCAATCTAAATGCCATGCGTGGGTCGATATGTGGGTCGAAAATATAGCGTAAATATACATATATTCGAATACTTACAACATGTGAACGCCCTAAATAGTCATATAAACCAATATACGGTCATAAAGAACGAAAGTCTCCTTCTGTGCAACATAAAGCCTTAACTAGTTATAATTTAACAAGTTAAAGTTTTTATATTTTTAATGTGGGTCGGTATGTGGGTCTAATGTTAAAAGTTAGCTCAATACTCACCATTTGAAAAGGTATAGTGTTTTATAAATATAATCAAAAAATATGACTGATCCGAGCGATCTGTCCATGAGTTGGATGATGCAAGAATCCCTCGATCGCTTTTATGCTTCGATAACCGTTTCTATCATGCCAGGAATCCGTTCCAGAAGCCGACCGAATAGATTCAATGTTTACCTTTCCGATGTCCTTAGATGTCTTGTGATGGACGTGGTGAGTGTATATGTGTCGATGCTTTGTTCTAGCCCAGTCCTCGGTTGACTCTTCGGCCATTAATAAGGGAAGATCATTTTGCTTTGCTCCGTCTCCATGAGTTGCTCCAATGAGGTTGTCGTGATAACGGAAATATTTTCGGTGTGCAATTGAACAGTCGAAAGTTATATTCTCATTTTTATGAAACCAGGTCTTGATCACGTCGGCCAAAAAGAATCCTGAAGCGTAATCGTGATTTGAAGGGCAAAAAAGAAAATGTACATCTGCAACAGTGAGCAGTTTCTCAATGGCCTGGATCATTACATCCTTTGCACTGAGAAAGTTTTCGTACCACATGCCGTCAGTGTCTTGAGGGGTGCCTGATGTAGTCTGCCGCTTGGGCGTGTCTGTGTGAAGGATGTCATTCCCTCCAATAAAAAGAATCTTATCAATATTAAAAGAGGCTGTTTTGTCGAGTATCCCCTGGACCCCTTCGATAACTCTAGCCGATGCGATCTCAACATTGTATGCGTCCCCGGTTTCGTATGCCGTGGCTAGTTTACCGAAATGAATATCTGCCGGATCTACAACTAACAAATGAGGCTCTTTTGATTGGGTCCTTTCAATCTTTGGATATACTGGAGCAGCCTCAAGCATTTCGTTTTTTAAGTCTTCGAATATTTCTTGATAAGATTTGCCGTTGTTTTTGACAAACATTGAAATGTGTTTTGACTTATGCCAATAATGTTTAATGTCCTTTACCGGAATACCTAACCTGTCGGATTCCTCCTGGAGAACTTTGTGATCGTCTCCAAATAAAACACCAAGATCTTTTTCTGTTAACTGTCTTATTTTTTTGCGGTACTTATTAAAATATAATGGCAACCTGTAAACTTTTGAATCTTTCTGCATGTCTATTTATTTAATTTAAACCCTGTTTTGTCAACTGTTCTCGCCCCGAAATATCCACAAAGGACCCAGGTCACTAGGTCTGATGTGTCGGAAGTATCAAGACCCATAAACCAGCCGACAATATAAGCGGAAGTAAGAGCCAACAAAACCATTGGTCGGATATTGCGGGCTAAAAATGATTGGCTTTTTGAGTCGGCAACCCATCGCTTTGTGATGCCGTCAAATTCGTGAATCTCTTGATCTAGTTTTTTGAGTGCGATTTCTTTATCTTTGTCTGACATATCAGATCCACCGATCAAAGCTTTTACAACACTGCCGACAGGCGTGTCTCCAGCTATAGAGCTGACAATGTTTGGGATTTTTTCAAGTAGAAATTTCCCGACGTTAGTTTGACTGAATTTTTTTTTGCTCATTATCTTTTTTTAGATTAATAAGCGGCGACCCTGCAATCACTATTTTATTCTTATGTATTTTAGTAGTCTTGATTTTGAATAAGGGGCGATCTGCACTTTATTTCCTTGATTGCCTCCTAAAATATAGATGTTTGATTCAGATTCACGAACATAAAAACCGACGTGGCCTTTCCAACCGTCTCGATCACCTCGCCATAAAACAACGATATCACCCTGCTCTGGGCTGTCTGTTTCCTTTCCAACATCCAACCAGCTTCTAGCATTTAGTTTTTTAGTATATGGCAAATCACACATCATGCAAACCCAATTAACAAAAGCAGAACACCAAGCCGTCTCATCTTTTAATGTTTTACCATCAAAGCCAATGTCATCAAAGTATTTTATTACCTCTGGATTATCGATGTTGCCTTTCCATTCCTCAATTCCGTATTGAGTTAAAGCTGTTTTTATTAGCTCACTCATTAATATTTAAAAAGAGTAATTGTAATGTGCAATAGGGAAAGACCGATTACAACCAGTAGCATTTGACCTTGTGGGGAATACTTATTCCATTTTTTAGCAATGTAATTTTTCATTTAGTCTCTCTTTTTAAATAATGAATCAAAGGCAACGGTTCCAGCTAAACTAAGCTTATCTATTACCTCGCTTTGTAGTGCTATTATTTGCGCCTCATAGGCATCTTTTTGTTCAACTAAGGTTTCAATGTGCCTTTGCTGAGATTCGACCTTAGCTTGTAGCTGTGCTTCTGTTTCAGGATTCTTGCCTAGGATAGAGTAGATAACCACTGCTAGACTTGCTGTTAACGTTCCTACGATACTTACAAATATATCTTTGTTTTCTAAAGGTATTGAGTTGTTAGCCAAATACATGAGTAGAAGTATTACCACTATGAAGATTCCAGCCGCTCCGCAATAATGTATTAAGTCTTTTTTTTTCATTTATTAAATTGCTTGTATATGTTTACTGCTGTGTAAATTATTGTCAGAATTAACACCACGGTTTGAAGTATAGGATTGAACTCATTCACAAAGCTAAAAACCATGGCTCCAATATTTAATCCGTATATCTTCAAATCTTGCATTAGTTAAAACTATGACCTGCAAAAGTGTGAACCCCATTCCCTGAAGGTGATACTTCTTTTCCTGCCCATCCAGTAGGGGATTCAATTAGGTCTTTCCAAAGCACATCAACCGCATATTCTATTTTTGCTTCTCCTTCCGTTTCAGTTTCTCCTTCTTCATTATATGTAGGTTCTGTAATCCACAGGTGACCTAGTTTAACGATAGTATGTCTGTGATTTGGTACATCATTTCCCTCTTGATCCTGAACGTGCGGGAGAGCGGCTATTTTTGTATCTGCTTGCGCTTCTGTATCGAACTCGTACTTTTTGAATAGTGTTGCCATGATTTGTTTTTTACTCTTGTTATTTATATAGGTGTATTTATTACGCCTGTGTTAGTGATATGCATTCTGTATCTGATAGAGCAGTGTCAAAAATTTGTAATTTTTTTACTTTTAATATCCCATACCCTCCAAAAATAAAGCTATCTATATTCGTGTAAGCAGTTCCTGTGAAACCGCCTCCCTTTACTCCTGCAACAAAAGTACTGCCGTTGCTCAAAGAGTTAAATCTCCATATTACTTTATTGGTTGTTGTTAAAGATATTGCTTGAACCGTACCGTTCCAATTACTTGCAAAGCCAATTTGACTCCCCCAAATATAAGCCCTACCGTTTGTGCTATCGGATCTAGTAATTGCAAAAACATCGACTGAAGTAGTAGCCAAAGGATAATCAAATTCTAAAAATATTGTCGCTTGTGTTTTACCTGATAGTAAATTAGAACTTAATCCTGTTTTACTTGCTAGATCAATTGTCCTAGTTACTGTACTGCCTTGTGTTGGTATGTAAGATGTAGGGTAGCTTCCTTGTTCTAATTGGCTTCTATATAATTTAAAAGAACCTGTGCTAGTTGATGAAGGCACTCTTGTAGCTGCATTACTATCTATAAAGGATAAAAGAATACTGGTTTTATCCGTAGTATTAAAATTTACTAAAATCCTTATAAAAGAACCGTAATCAATTACATTTCCAGTAAAACCTCCTTCAGAATAACCTACTACTTTATTTTGAATGTCAAAATTTATAAAACCAGTATCGCTTGCATTAGAACCAACAAGAATATGCAACCATTGATGGTCTATATATTCTACATCAAAAAAAGCTGTTTGTGCTCCATCGTTTGTTTCATTCTGTAAAATGTTTTTAAATGAACTACCAGCGTTAGCGGTTATTGTATTATTTGAGAATGTTACACCACTTTTAACCCAAGCAGCATTGCTAAAATCTCCGCTGTACCTTATAAGCTGCGTTCTCGCAGGCTCTAAAATTAAACTAGGACAATCCTGTACTACTCCATCAATTAAAGGATAGTTTAGTCTTGGTACATCTGCCGCTACCGTTTCAATATATCCATCTTTGTTTACCCTAGTAGCTGTGCTGCTTCTATCAAATGTAAAGTCTCCATTTCCGTTGCTCGGCTTTTGACTGTGTACCTTATCGGTTTTAACTCCCGAAGGTGTTAACATTAAACTTGCTTTGTCAAATAAACTCATTATGAAAGTATTAGTTTTTCTGTGTTAATCATTACTTGTTCCATCCCTTCAACCGTTCCACCGTCATTGTGAACTCTACTCATATAATCCATTGCTAAACCAATAGCTTTGTAATTCATAACCCCAGGCGTTGCGGTCACATAATCAACAACCGCTGCACTAGTTGGAATTGTTGTATCGTTATCGTTGTTCCTTAAACCATCGGTTTTATCTACAAACTTTGTTATTGTTATATCTTCTGCAGTATCTTTTAAAGAGCCAAATGATAGAGTACCTCCTGAAGATACAGTTGAAAAACTCGCACCTGTTCCAATTAAATTTCCACTAACATTTAAAGCTGTGTTGGACAGAGTCATAGATTCCGTAAGTGTTCCATCTTTCATTGTTTCGAAAGTCAAAGAACCATCTTCAGTGCCATCAGTTACGTCTTCAGCTTTTGCTTTTATTTGCACATATTGAGTATCTTGATTAGCGCTGTTAAATCCTCTAAAATTTACAACCCCTATTTCTTCACCGTCAACTGGTACAGCATTGTGTAAAAACCACATATAAGGCAAATCACTAGCAGCGCCATTAAAAATCATTTGAGCATTACCAGAAGTTACATCAAGCGCACCACTAGGATTAGCGGATGTGCCTATCCCAACATTACCAAAGAAATTTGTGTTTTGTGAGGTGTCTATGCTTAAAGCAAGAGTGTTATCGGTAGTTATTGTAGCGGTATATGACTTTAAGTTTAGTTCTCCCGTTGTGTTAACTATCTCTGCATTCGTTCCATTATGAAAAATCTTTAAGTCTGCTCCAGTTCCAAATATAGCTTCACTCGAATCAGTAAACGTAATGTCGTCATTCGCTGAAACTGCAAGATCTGAACCTCCTGTGGTGTTTCCTAATGCTAATACCTCGGCCAGAGTGTCGGCTGGATCTATCCAGCTCATTGTACCATCGCCGTCAGACTTTAAAACTGCTCCATTCGCACCGTTTCCAGAAACATTCAAGGCAAGAGCTCCAACAGAATTGTCAATTAATTCGTCAGCACCAACAGAGTCATCCGCCATTTTTGCATTAATAACTGAATTAGTTAAGAGATATTTATTTGTTGAACCTTCAGTCACAACGTCAGAAGAAAAATCAACTCCGCTAAGATCTTGAGTGTCGCTGGTGTAAGTAATGCCAAAAATTTCAGCAAGATTTTTTCTAACGCTTATAAAACCATCCCTTAGGGTTTGACCGTTTCCATCGTTGCTTTCATTCCCTACATTAATATTATTGGAAGCCATGTTGTTGATTGTTAAACAATTAGAATTTTAATTCTTTTGTTTTAATTAATAGTTAAACCATATCTATTGAAACGCTGAGAGCGTTGAAAGTTTTTAAATCAGTCCGGTCGATGTTGATGTTGTTGCATGATGGATAAAAATTTTCGTGTTTTTTATCCTGTGACCAAGCCTCATAATATATAGATCCTAATCCGATCATAAAACCCAACCTATTGAAAAAGATTCATGATTCGGTGAGATTTCATCGTTTGAATTTGAAAACCACTGTGGAAACTTGCTCGCTGCATTGAATGCCATGTAATCTAAAAATCTTTGAGTATAGCTTTCGGCTCTGTCTCTCTCGATTTGGATAATATCTTTCATTTCGTCCAGGCTTATCTCGCTTGAATTTTCTGAGCTATGTTTGTAAACGCCTTTATTTGACACCGTAATTGATGCAGTCTTTAAGAATTCACTAGTTGCCAGATGAATTAATATAGGTTGAATATAGTCGTCTAAAAGAGCCTTGTAATCCGTCGGGATCTGTGTTCCGTTTGCCACTAGTGCCGTAATTGCAGCAACATAATAGTCGTATAAATCGCTGCCGATAATCTCTTTTAAATATTGAACTTGGGCCAAGTGTAAAGCCGGGACTATTTTATCGGCATCCAGATTGCCGTCTAAAATTGGGCTTCTTCTAATAATATCGTCCTTACTGCAAAATAATATATCTGCCATTTATCCTGGGTATTTTCCTTTATCTGTTCTATTGAATGGAGCTTGTCCAACTTCCTTTGATTGTTTAGGTAATTTAAAACCTTTCCTCAACGCTTCTTGTACACTAATCTTGCTTGTTCCTACTAAAGCAGCACCGCCCCAAGGCTTGCCCTCTGAGTTTAATCGCTTTTGAAAAATTCGCCTTTCGAATATATGTTTACAGTAGATTCCGCCCTTGTGTTTTAAAATGGAATACGGTTTGTTTTTGTGTCTAAATTCTTTGTTAGCCCCTTTAAAACTTAACATGTCAATGTCTTCCTTTCGGTAAATTTTACCAAGTTTCATCATTTCCTCGCAAAAAGGTCTGCTCTTATTTCCGCTTTCGTTTGGCTTAACACCTCGAGCCCTTGCATATTTATAGCGAACTTTAAACATATCGGAGTCTAGCTTTGAATCAAGTTGCGGCTTACTTAATTTTAAACCATTGAGATAGTTCTCAGCGTGAAAATCTTCTGGTTCGTCTGCTGAATCTTCAACAGAGATCAATTCATATTGTGACAATTCGCTTTCATCTTGCCCAACAGTTTTTAGGAAATCCAGTATTTCGATTGCTAAGTCTTCAGACAAATCCTCCTCCTTTTCCATCTTAGAAAAAAGCTCTTGAGTTCCTGTTCCGTTAAACATTGACTTAGCAACATTGATATCAAACTGAAGCATTTGAACAAGGAAAACGATTGCTTGGTCCGTTGTGATAATTCCCTCCTTTACATTTTCCAATATAGACAGCGCTGAAGCTATCTGAGCCCCGTTGTAAGAGGCTTTGTTGTCTTCGTCGGCTTCTGCTGTTGGAGTTGTTTTTTCGGCCACCTTTTGGATTGTATCGGTTTCGATTTCCTCTCCGGTCTCTTCCTCAATCTGTTCCTTAGTCACTAGGTCTTTCGTGTCTGTAAATTCAATCGGAGTCAGTGTTTTAAAATATAGATCAAGAGCAATTCCGTTGTGGCCCAAGATGTTGTTTACGGCGTCAAGGATTAACTCCTGGAATGGCTTAATGGTAATATTTTCAAACAAATTTTGAGCGTTTGAAATTTCTTCGGAGTTTGATCCAAGGCCCGAGTTTCCATCTCTTATTCCAACCAATAAAGGAGACGTCACTGAGTTTGCAAGCAAAAGTTTACGGCTGCATTCTTCAGCTATATAAGAATAAATATCCGCTGCATCGCTGACGGTAATATCTTCAATCTGTGTTTTGTTGTCTGGTGAATCTGAAAATGAAACGATCACCTTTTCGCCATTTGCTCCCGTTAATTTGTTTTTAATTTCATTAGCAATCATTTGCTGTTTTTCAACTGTCGGCAAACCATTAGTAAACGACACGAGTTTAGTCCCACTAAAGGAGTTAGTAACCTCATTTACAAGGTATTCAGAAATTAAAGACTCAAGTTTTGAGTAATTTAAAGCCGAGATCCATGACGGTGGATTATAATAGTGCATTGAAGGGATAAACTTCCTAATGATATAAACCTCATTATTTGCTCCAGATCCAAAAACTGGAATCCGTGTAAGCTCATCGGGGTCGTTATACTCAGGCCAATTCGGATGGTAATAGTAAGCGTTGATCACTCCTTTGGCGTCGCATTTTTCAGCTCTTAAAGTTTCACGGTTAAAATGTGAAACGCTAGAAACTTTTTTTCCTTTGTAGGTTATTTGAAAGGCCGCCTCTCCCAATAGTTTTAAATCGGTTGAAACTTTTTTAATACACTCACTTTTAAAAAGGCTTTTAAATTGTGCGTACTGGTCCGGCTTTCTTGATGCGTCGTGAGCTGCAAGTCCCTTTCCTGCAATTTGGTTTACTATTCCAGTAATGATTGAGCTTGTAGTCGGTGAATTGAGAAAGGCGTCGATAATCTCTTTGTAAAAATCATTGTCCTCACCGTATGCAATAAAATCCTCTCTTGGGTCTTCTACAATCTCGGGCGTTTGATAGGCCGCCAGGTTTAAAATGTGAAAATCGCTATTATTCATAAACTAAATAATCGTTTGACTGCGTTGTGTTTGTTGTATAGATTCCAGCATTTAAAGAATAATCGGCAACAGTTTGATTTGTACCCAAAATTTTGTCTCGGTACAGTATTGATCCTGTTGCTGTGTTTGTTATTTCCAGTAAGTAGGTGAAATCTTTTGTTTGGTCTTGCCCTAAGCCTGCCGTATATGTATAATAATAATCGACTGAAGGAAATGTGCTCACTGTTGCGCTGTGGACCTCTTTGTTTTGCTCTTCGTTTTTTATCACCACTTTAAAAATATTTGATCCCGTAGGATTGAAAGTTTTAGGTATAAAATTCAAGGTGTTATTTGTTTGTGTTCTGTCAATAACCTGCATTTTATTGTAGTTTAAAAGTCCCTATTGCTGTGTTGTATAGCTTTTTAATCTTTAAAGCTTTGAATCCTAATTCTGTTAAGGCGTTTTCTGCTTCTTTTTCGGTGACGCTGTTCCACTCTAAAGAATCAAAGGGTTTAAAGGTGTATTTTGTTTTAGTCATGTGTTTGTATTATATGCTTTGAAGGGAGCAGCAAAACCACCCCCAAACAAAACACAATGTTATTAACTGTTTGTCCCTGCTGTCACTGTCACACTCGCTGAACTCATTGCCGCCAATGGATTGACTGTTGTAGCTCCATTAATAAAGTCTGGTGCTGAAATTTCCTCGGCTAGAAATTCGAGTACCATTCCCGACATATCACCAAATGCGCCTCCGGTTTGAATAGTAGCCGACTCCAAAGAACAGCCGTTTACTGTTCCTAAAAGGAAAGCATTATTATTACGATCAACTACTATAACTGAAGGGTGACCGTAAGAAATTAATTTTAATTCTGCCGTCTGCTCTTTTGAGAGTTTAGGTAGTGTCACGCTTAATGATGTACTATAAAAAGTCGTTCCAGATTCTTTGGAACTTGTAAGCGTTGTTGTCATTGCATTTGCGGATCCGTTAAGCTCGTACTTGAAAATTACGATGGTCCCGGTCATGTCACTGATTTGGTCTCCTGAATAGGTGACTGTTGCGATTGATCCTTTGTTGGTTAAATAAATCGCGGATAAACCGCCCGAAATATCTTTACACGGTATCGCAAAGCCCTTAGATAGATTGCATGCCATTCGTCTGATTTTTAGATAGTTAGGGGGGTTTTACCCCCCTTTACTAATGATTAATTTTTAGCTGTAAAAAACAACTTGAGAAGGCTGAACAATTGCAACCGCAGCAGAGCCTCGAAGCACTACTCTTGAATTTTGAGATCCGTCAATCGTTGACATGTCCAAAATAGACGCTTGTAAAAGCTCGCTATATAGCGAAGAACCGAACACTAGGTCCTCTTTTCGAGCTGCAAACATATCCGTACTTGTTAAGCCTGGACACTGAACAACTGGAATTCCTAAAAAGAATAATTTTTGTGATCCGTTGTACCACATTTGACGCTTTCCGTCAATTCCCTCAGTTGCATTTGAAGAGTTAACAGCTCCAAAACCTGCTAATTGAGCAATGTATGATTGATAAATTGATGTACTTACAAAAATTGAAAGACTTTCGTCACCATAAACAGCGTTAGGAATTGCAGAAACTACCTTTTGTAATTCAGTAGTGACATTAGCTTCAGTAATTGCAGATTTTGCAACATCAATAACTTGATTGTCTGCTGCTGCTAAAGTTTCAAATCCATCAAAGGGTATATTTCCGGCAGTTGTTCCCGTCCAGATTGCAGATTCTACGGCCTCAGAAGTTTTTTTCACTACGTCCTCGAGAATAAATTCACCAAAAGTTTTAGGAAGTCCAGATTTAACCCCTTTCATTTGTAAACTTTCCCATCTACTCAAGAAATTTTTGCTGCAAATTTCCATGTTTACTTGGATTTCCTTGGGCTCGAGAACAACTTCCGTAGTTGTGAGAGTTCCAGTACTTGTAAAATCACAAGTTCCCGGCTTTAAAAGATTATTATCCGAGTTTATAACTTGAATTACTTCTTTATATTGGATGTTGTCTCTGATGTCGATCGCTCCAGAGGCGAGAGTTTTCCCAGAAAGCAAAGCCGCCGATACATATCCGCTTGCTGCCTTCCCTGTGAATGAACTGTTTATTGTATTATTACTAGTAGCCATAGTATTTTTTCTTTATGTTATTATTAATTATGCTTGAGATGCCCAGATTCCAACTCCGCCGCTCACGTACCACTCAGTCAAAGCCACCGCTTTAATTGTGACAAAGTCGCCTTTGTTAGCAGTTGCTTTAGTGTTGATGAAATCTTTGTTTACAACACCGCTAGCCACTACGTCCGCCGCTGCGTTTGCAATAGTTCCGTGGAACGCATCCGCTGCGTCAGGGGATAGGGTAATAATATTGTTCCCATCCGCTCCGGTGTTTCTGAATGTATATTCAGCACCTATGTTGTGAGCTTCAATTTTTGGAAGCGCTACGCTCAATGCGTCCGTTGCAACATTGTATTCCTCACCAGCTCCATTTGAATCTACTGATCCGGAAACTGTGATCATATTTTGCTTTGAGCGAGCTCTCAGCACATCATTTGATGTATATTTTAAATCTGACATTTTTTTTAGTTTTTAGTTTTTGTAAATCATTTGTCGTATTCTCTGCAATTGAGAGCTTACATTGTCATTGTGATGACTTCTATGGGATGACAAAGCCTCTGGGTTGTGTGCTATGGGCTCAACTACTTCTGAACTCATTTCAACCTCTTCAACTTTTTCAACCTCTTTAGGGGCGTCCTCTTTGCTTAGATCTTCTTTTTCGAGAATTGATTTCATTTCCTCGATCATGGCTTTCACTTCTTCAAGCTCTTCCTTTGTTGCGTATTCTTTTTCGTCTGCCGCTTCGACTTCTTCTTCTGGAGCTTCTTCTTTTGGAGCTTCCTCTGCTGAATCTGCGTCTTTGATTTCTCCAATGACACCCTCACTATAAATGCATAGAATTCTAGAATCCTCAAGAAGATACTCTCCTTCGGGCATTGGAATAGCTTCCCCGTCTTCGCTTTTAATAAATATCTCTGAATCTTTTTCAAGGCTTTCAAATTCTATCTCGGTCCCATTTTCAAGCTTCATGCTTGCCAATTGGACCTTTTCCTCCGACATCTCGATTCCGAGAACGTCTTTGATTTGGTTTACAATTTCGATTGCTTTCATTTTTTAAAATTTGTTATATCTATATAACGAATCAGGAAATCGATTTGGGTCATATTTTATGAACTTTTTACACTTTTCCCACCCCTTGGGCCTGCATTTGTCCAGTGCAACACTTAGGGTGATATTTCTTTTTATCTTTACATAAACAGCCCCTGTTCCCTCCCTTGGGTGTTAACCTGGACATGGACTCATATTTTTTATTCGACATCTTTCAATATTTTAGTGATTGATTTAATAAAGTCCTGGGCTGCCGTTTCTTCTTTTAAGGTCTTGTCTTTTGGCCTCGATGACATACGGTCCGAAAAAAATGCCTCAATACTAAAACCGGAGATTTGATTTTTTTTCACCCTTTCCCAAACGTCATCATTGGAACACTTCACGGAAACCATCCAAGTCCCAACAGGAACGTCAAGGCCGTAGTGCCTGCTTTTATCAACTTCACTTTCCACGATCCAACTTTCGCAAACCGTAAGGCCTTCGAGTTTTATATCATGTTCGAGCGTGCTTTCTGATTGGTTGCCGTTTATAAAAAACAACTCCGATGCTTTGCGAATGGTCTCCTTTGAAAAGAAAATGTAATAATCTTCATCTTCATTCTGACCTTTGCGGAAAATTGGCTTGTTCGGGACTAGGGCCGCACCGAGTAGCAATCTTTTTTCTTTGTCTTGTTCGGCGAATTTAAACTCCTGGCTTTTTAAGGCGATGAATCGTTCCTCAGTGGCTGGGTTTGAGACTACCGAAATAGCGGTTATGCCCATGTCTTCACCATTTTCATCCAATACTAGTTCTACTATTTTCATGTTTTTTTATTTTATCCTATTGATGCACTTTCTATTATTCCACGATCTAAAGCCTGACCGGTTGAAACGTCACCGCTTACAACATAAGCCCGTGTTGGTGTTTTATCTTGGCCGTTTATGGCTTGAGCGATTTGACTCCCTTGAGAGCTTCCCACAACATTAAACGCAGGTGGAGCAGAGGCCGAAGCTGAGACCCTTGGCATTGATACATTTCCACCGCCACCGCCGCCAACTCCTTTTGTTGTTCCTTTAGCCGCTTTAACTGCTGACTTAATAGCTGAGAATATCCCAACCGCTTGACCTGCAAAAGCTAATAAAAGAGGAATGTTTTGTGGAAAACCTGCCGCCGCTGTTTTGGCGAAACCTGCTGAAGTATCAACCCCAGCCTCTGCGGCTTTCATTGTAATCTTTTGAATAGTTTCTTTAGCTGCTGCAATCTGTTCTTTTATTCTCATTGCCTGCTTTGCTATAAATAAAGCCTTCCCGATTGCGGATTCTTTTCCGGCGATACTTATTATAGCGTTAAGGTTTTCGTACATGGCCGCACGCTCTGCCGCCTTTCGGGCTAACTCTTTTTTGTGTCGGTCAACATTGTCTTTTTCTTTTTGTTCTTCTTGATCTTTTAATGTCTGTTTATCTTCTGCATCTTTGTCTTGAATGGCCTGCAAGCCGTCTAAGCGTTCTTTTTCTAGGGCGTTTGTGTTTGTTAGTTGTTCCGCTCTAAAGCCCGTCACAGCCGCCTCAACGTCTGCAATCTCTCGTTTTTTGTCTATTACTGCGATTTGAAGATCAAGGTTTTCCTTATCTAAAGCAAGGGCCGCCTCTGCTGCGTTAAGCTGCGTTTGAGCGTTTGACTTCATGGCTTTCTCTTGTCTGTCTAAAACAAGACCCAGCTCTTTGTTGGCTGCAATCCTTTCGTCTATTCCAAGGGTGACGTCATCTCTGATTGCTCTTTGGAGTTCCGCTTCTTTATCGTATTGCTGAAGTAGTAAAGCATTTTGAGCCTCTGCGAGTTTAGATTGTTTGTTTAATTGGGTTAGGCTTGCCGCTGCCTTTAATGTGTTTGATGAATAATCTGAAATTGATTTTGATGCTTTGACTGCTGTATCTGCTATTTTATCAAATGATCCATCGACTCCGGTCACTGTGTCGACTAATTCTTTGCCTCCCATTTTAGCGGCCTCAATTGCTCCGGTCCAATCGTTGTTGATTGCCTTTTTGATTGCAGTTGCAAAAAACCCAAATGCCTCAATGCTGCTTTTGATTCGCTCAATAAAATTCTTTTGTATTGCTTTGCCTAAATTTTTGATAGACTGCAAAGGGTCGTTAAATATTGCTTTAAATGAGCTTACAATCCCCCCAACATTAGCCTGGATAAACCCAAAGAAATCATTAAATACAATTTGCAGGGCGTTCATGCTACTGTCTAAAGCATCAACCACTTTCTGGTTGCCTCTAAAAAGTTCAATTACTTTCTCTAGGATAATAGACCCCAGTTTGAAAGCTCCACCAGTAAGGACAGCACCAACACCGGTGAACGCTTTACCTAAGCCCTGGACTCCTTTACTGGTTTTCTTGGCCTCGTCTTCAAGTTTTTTCATTGAGGCCGAAGCCTCTTGTTTAATTTGAGACAGCTCCGTTGTGACATCTTCAAGATCCTTTCTAAGTTTTCCGAACTCAGCTTTTAAATCAATTGTTATTTGTTCAGCCATTTTTTAATAGTGTTAATTTTACCATTTCCTTAAAACTTTCAGGAATCTTGTTTTTGCCTAAAGCAACATCGATATGCTCGCCTTTTATTTTGTTTTCTGATGCTATCTCTAGCAGTTCAATGATCTGTTTTATCATATAATATCAATTGAGGTGTCTATTGTGATTCTGGTGCTGTCTATTGTGGCTAAAGTCATATCAATAGTAAGGGCCAAATCATTGTCATTATTTACTGCCTTGAGATTTGAAACAACATTTATCAGTTCTAGCTCCGAAAGGCCAGTTTCAAAGTTTGTTGTTATAGAATTAATCTTGTAAATGTTTTCAAACACAATGATTTTATCCTGAAGCTTTAAGTTTAATATGATGCTTATAGGTAAATAAGCTTTAAACTTTGTTAGGCGTCTGCTTAGGCTAAAGGTTTCAACTATATAGTTTTTATAGTACTGATTAAAGAGTGTTTTATCGAAAACGCCTCCAGTGTATTCGTTTGGCTCGGCTGCAAAGTTTAAATTTTTAGAGTCCGTTAATGCAATTGAATTTGATGGGACGTAATAATTAGAAAGGGATTGCTTTGTCGAGGCAGTTGGAAGGACCGAAATATTGTTTCCGGTGTTTTTAATCGGATAAAACAAAAGAGGCTTTCCAATTAAACTGTTTTTGTCTTTATCTACCGACCAGCCCCATTGTACCGATGTAGCTGTGGAACCATTGTAAAGGCGTTCATATTTCTGATGCTCAAAAGGAAGTTTGACAGTGTAAACACTACCGTCATATTTTGCTCCTGCATTATACTGCTCACGACCCCAATCTTTATAAAACCGTGCTAAGTGGTCCGCTGCTAAAAATGTGCTAGTTCCCTCATATTTAAAATCGATTTCTTTAAATGGGAGTAATGCCTCGACCTGACTGGACTTTTTATCAAGGTGCTCAGTAATATTGTAAGTTTGTGTACTACTCTGATAGTAAGAATCTAAAGTCATGACCTTGATCTCTTCTGTTAATTCATCATAATACGCTGTTAAATTGAACATTTTAAAAAGGCCCGTTAATAGGTCTAAAACACCAATGTCGGGAACTTGATTCCCAGTAATAAAGTTAAATTCAGATGCTACATTGCAGGACCCTGCAAACGAAATGACATCTCTGTCCTGGTCGCCTCTTAATCTTTTAACTACTCCTGTTAAATTGTAGCTTGACACTGTTGCGGAACTGATCTCAAACTGAAAGGTGCCAGCTCCGATGTCAGGAATTTCGTCATTCGTTAAAACTGTTTGAGTGCCTGAAAGGTTTTCCTTTCTTAAATAGATCACTCCATTTCTGTACATTGTGAAAGTGTATCCGCTCGAGGATGTTTCAATCCTTAAATTCATTCTATAGTCAAAAATCTGGGCCTGTGTTCCAAGGGATATATCAGAAGCCGAAAAGCCCATCCCTGCAATTGCTGGAGCGTTTACTGAGCTGAAGCTTGGGACCATGTTATTAAAAATAGAGGCAGAAAGTTCGCCGTCTTCTTTAACGCCTCCCTTTTTCTTATGCAGCCACAAATAAAGATTATAATAATCTAGGTTTGTTTTATTGAAAAAGTCGGTGCTAAACTTTATACTTTTAAAAACATCGTTTGGCCTTGTCGCTGTGTTGTAATAGTTTTCAATTGCTTTGATTATTACGTGAATCCTTACAGCCGGCTTCAGCTGGTCGTATAAAACGCCGTGAACGTTAGACCCATAATTGAGATTAAAACTCCCTGTGGTGTCCTCATTTGAATTGTAGTACAGTCGATCGGTGTGAGTTATTAGCGGCACAATAATAGCGTCGTCGATTTCCTCTCCTAGATAAACATCCTTTCCGTCTTGTAGGTAGTTTATTATATTAGTTGAATTGTAGTTAAATTGTAGCTGTTCCTTTGATAGAAAATCTAAAGTGCTGAGTTTATCATTTCCGATAACATCTTTTAGGTTGATCGTGTTGCCGTAAAAGGTAATTTTATACGTGTTCCCTTTGTTATTGTTTAGGTCGGCACTCTCTAGCTTAATTTTTCCCTTTTTAAAAAGCTTATAATTCAAATGGATCTCAGCTTCCTTTTTTGTTCGGCCGTCAAATCCTTGAATTGAGCTATTATAAAAGTGTTTAAACACTTTATTATTCTGCTTCGAACATGGCAGAGAAAATGAACGGCTATAGTCTGCAAATATTTTAGAGAAATCTTTAACATTTTGAATGGTCTGAGTAAGTGAAACACTTTCATCCTTAAACATTTCAACCTGTTCGCCTTCTATATATAATTGGATGCCAATCATTATCTTATGTTGTTGATTTTGTCAAACGCAAAGGCAAAATCGACAGAGTGATTGATCAGATTATCATTTAATGAGTTTTTAAATGTGAACGATTTGCTGTTTGGAATTACAGAGAGGGTTTTCCCCTCGTATCTGATCCACACGTTTTCACTTAAAAACATCTCTTCGATTGCTGAGTTGAAATCCTCAAGAACAAATCCGGTGTTTAATGTGATGGTAGTGTTTGCGTTTACATTATACCGTTCCCTTTGCCCTTTGCTAGTTGAATAGGTAAGGTTTGCGGAATCAATTATATTTCTGTTGAACGAACTATCAGAAACACTAAAGCTTTCAACAGACTTCTTGAAAAAGTAAATGTCCTCAATGGCCCCGTAATGATTTATGAAGGAACATTTAATCGGTGTGAAGGTCGGCTCACATACTTGGACAACCTTGACCGTTTTGACAACGGTTGAGTCATTTGTTGCATATATTACAACATCATTAGTTGTGTTGGCCGGTACATTTATATACTGAATTTTTTGGTTTGAATTTCCATTGTCAGTGACCTGAGTTGTTGCTCCACCGATTACATATTTTCCAACACCCTCGGCAAAGATTGGAATCTTTCCAACCGTTCCCTCCGGAAGATAGATTGTACTTTTTGTCATTAAGGCCCCAGTGCTTAATTGTGGATTGATGCCGTCCTCAAATTCACCATATCCATCAAAGGCCAAATAGGTGACTGGTGTTTCTGTTTGTGAAATCGGATCGTCGTTTTCGTCATAATAACTAATTGATACAGTGACCCAAACCGTACTGGATGAATTCTGATAATTATTATTGAAATCACTAGAAATGTAATCCCTCACAAGTTCAGCGATTTCAATTAAGATGTTTGCTCTGTTTGAAATTCGCTCCCTTTGTATTGTGTATTTTTTATCTTCAGAACTATAGCTGTCTGCTGTTCCTTTATAAATATATAAGTCTACAATTACTCTATTTAGTGCCATGTTTAAAAATTAAAGTTGAATGTCTCCTTGTGGTCCAGTGCCTGAGGTTTGACATGTTTTACTGTGTACCTCTGTGACTGTTCCGTTGTTGTTTATTCTTACAACTTTAAAGGTCATCCCTGGACCAGCCATCGGATTTTGAGTTGCTGCTGTAATTGCATAATACAAGCTCCCTCCTGGAAATTTTCCTCCACCTCTGCAAATGATTGTTCCATTTAAAGAGGATCCAATCCCATTTGATAAATTGATTGTTGTAGTTGCTATTACAGCTGGACCATAATTTCCATCACATAAAGCTCCGATTGATGAAACTCCCGACGATAAATGAGCTTCAAATGAACCACATGGATTTACTGATGGTTCCTGTTTTATTGATAGCGTGCAACTTTTTGATCCTGCATTTGAGTAGCCACTTGGAACAGTAAAGGTGATTACTACATTTCGACCATCAAAACTCGGGGACGTGTTTGCTGGAAAATTAGTTGTGAAATTTGTGATTGCTAAATTTGTGCTTGAGAGCCTAACGTTGCCCTTTATTGTTGTACCGTTAGCCAAAATCCTCCAGCCGCTAAAGACTAAAGTCTCGGCGTTGGTGACTGACTCTCCTGGACATGCTGCCGCTTTCAAGCCTGTACCATTTTGTACAATTGAAACTGGACACCTACTTGATAAAACTCCAGAGTTTGAAAACCCGTTTGGGATTGTGACGTCAAAATATAAAGTGATGTTTTGGTCTGCTGTTCCTGTGTTGGCCGCTACTGTTGTAATTGCTGACCCTCCTGCCGATGCTGCGTAAATATTTCCAACGATACCAAGACCGGTTGGTTTGACGATTGTTTGTCCGTTCTGAGAGATTGACCCCCCAGATAATCCGGCCGTTGTACAGCTAAAAGTCGTGCAGTTGTTTATAGTGATTGTTACGTCCTGTACTGCCGTGCAACTGTCAGCGGCTTGAAATGCTTCGACATAAATCTTTTTGGTCCCGCAGGTGCTAAGTGCCGAAAGGATCAAATTATTCCCAGAGATTGAGGCATTTATGAAACTAGGATGGTTGTTTATTACTCTATAGCCTGAAATTGCTGAGTCAGTACCACGGTTAAACTTTCCATTGACTGCAACCGTGGCCGTCCCTGTTGAGTTGGCTAATGTCTGAGCTGAGATCGTTCCAGAAGCAGTTGGGCAATTGTCGTTTGATGAAGGGGTGTCTACAGCTGCCTGTTTGGGCTGTAAAAAAGTGACGTTACAGGCAATAGTTCCGACTAATGTATTACTAAAATTAGCTGGAATTTGTATTGTTAGTGTAAGTGTTCTATTTGTTGGCGTTCCAGTTGGTCCAATTGCTGCGAAATTGTCAACACTTTGGCCGACAATAGTTCCTTTTGATAAGGTTGGAAGGGTAATAATACCACCACTAGAAACAACAAAGCCCGATGCTCCAGCAATTGCACAAGTAAACAACTCGGATGGCTGTACTGGCTCAGTAAGATTTAAATAAAAGGGACTGCGGGCGTTTATTTTTGTGCTCATGAGGTTGTGAATTCTTTGAATTTATCTTTGATGTCCAAGGCAAAAGCTTGAACTAGTTTTGGAGGGAGTTTTTTAAAGGCGTTATCAAATGACTTTGTAAAAAAGAACTTGGCCGGTATTCCTGAGAGATATACGCTCCTGGATATTACATATATCAAACCCTTTCTTTTTTCACCAACGCCTCTAATTCCTTTCTTGACTAGATATTTATTTATTCCGCTTTTGATGTACCCTTTTCCAGTTCCAGATCCATACTTAAAAGGGCTTTTTGTGTTCTTGTTTCTTTGTTTACCATACCAAAGAGCACCCTTAGGAAGATCAAAAGGATCTTTCCCGGTAACACCCTGGTCAATGTATTTGGCATAGTCTACATCTTTCATAAATGGAAACTTGACTGAGATGCTGTTTTCCATTGTCTCAACCTCGTACTTAATCGAATTGTAAAGATTCCCTTTTGATGGCTTGTTGCTTTGAAAC